CATTGACTCTGGTGGTCATAGAACGGCGACGGTTTATGCTTTATCGCTTGCGTGCCCTATATTCCGATGCGTGAAGGGATCGGCAACCTATGCAGAGAAGAAAGGCGGCGAAAAGTCTATCGTGGAGCGATTAACAACTCGGACGACATACATCGGCGCATCGAAAGCAAAAATAGCACTTATTTTTGTCGGCACGATTTATGGCAAATCACGGATTGCAACGGAAGTTCGCAAGACCGCCTATTCTGAGAATCCGCAAGACGAAAACTGGATTTGGGGCGACGACCCGATGTTAGGGTATGCATCACCCCAATATTGGGATGAACTGACCAGTAACGTCGAAGTGCAGACGGATAAGGGCATAAAATATGTTCTCGCCGCAGGTGCACATGATGAAAGTCTCGACTGTCGAAACTACGCGCTTTGTGCGTTTGAACTCGTCCGACAGTTCGGGAAGAAATTGCCCGCTTTCACATTAGAGATGCAACAAGCAGGCGAAACACGTGATTACAGTGAAGAAGTATCCGAGGTTATGACCGATTTGAATGCACCTCCAGAACGACCGAAGCGACAGCTCAGTGAGAAAGAGATCGAGGCGATACGGGCGAAACGTGAGGAAGTGAAAGCTGATAGCGAGCGAAAGAGAACTGTGAACGGGACATTCAGACGTAAATTCAAAAAGTTCTGATATGGCTTGTTTTTGCTCGACAAATGGTTATATTCCCTTGTCAATGGTTCGTTTGTGCATATAATGGAGTTCACGATGAAAAAACAAGATTTGATGGATTACGAAGTTGTACTGGCACTATTCACAGCCTGCCACTGCATCGATAGTATTCTCGACGAAATCGCTGAATGCGATTTACCCGAAATGCTTCGGGATGATTACAGATCAGTGAAATCGAGCATTTCAGCGTTGACTGAAAGAATAGAGCAGTATCGTGAGGATAAAATGGACACCTTAACATCTGCTTGTGAAGATTAACCACGCCTATATATCTAATGATTAAACGGCGTGGTCGTCTTTATGACCGCGCATACGCTGGGATTGAACTATGGATGAACTCTACACTCTAATCAATGACATCGACGAAGCAGAAGCGCGGACAATGTTTGCGTGGATTAACGGGCTACCAGAGAAGTCAAATGCCACGATTGAAATCTTGTCTCACGGCGGTCTTTGCTTCGCAGGCACTGGTATCGCGCAAAAAATCATCGAAGCTCAGTCTCGTGGGATTGTCTTCACTGCGAAAGTATATGGCATTGTTGCCAGTGCCGCTTCGGACATCGCGCTTGCGTGCAATCGTATCGCGATGGCTATGGGAGCTCAGCTGATGATACATTCCGCATGGAATGAGTTTCTTGACCCTAATGATACGGGTATCCAACGCGCAAATGAAGCCCAGCTCGCCCTTATCCATCGCAAACTGCCTGATTACACAGCAGAAGACCTTAAACAAGATAGGTGGCTGAATGCCGAAGAAGCTGTCAAGCTAGGCGTTTGCGACGAATATATCAATATGTCAGATGTTATGGCGACTTTTCGCAAGGTCGCCGCTCGTTACACTCTCGGAGGACTGAACATGAAAAAGAACGAAAAGCTGAATGCAGAAGTTGAGGCTGTGAAAGCCGAAGCCCCTTGCATGGAGAACGAAGAGAAGAAAGACGAAGAGACGAAAGCCATGGACGATGATGTCATGACGATTGACGTTTTGGAACAGATGGCACAACGTCTCGATGAAATCGAAAAGCGTCTCGGAGTCCTTGAAGGTGAAGGCAAAAAGGCAGATGACGAAGGCGCATCCGATGGTGCTGAAAATGGCGACCAGATTGCCGCTCGACTCAATCAGCTTTATGCTCGCCTTTCTGGCGGCAAAGCGGATGAGAAGCCTGTCGTTGCCACCACAGGCAAGGTATCAAAAAAGGCGAAGATTGAAGCGTCTTTTGAACGCTCCAAAAAGATTGACCTCAAGAGCTTCATGTAATTAAGGAGGCAACCACTATGGCAATGCAGAGCACAGTTGTTAGTGTTTATGACACCATTTCGCAGGGCGACGGTTTTCTCGTCGAACTGCCGGAGAATGCGTGGATACAGAATCGTTATTTCCCTTCGAGCGCTCGCACCGAGTTCTTTTCTAAGAAGCTCGTTCTCGACTTCGACGCGGGCGACCTCAAAGCAGGCGCGTGGGTGAAAAAGGGCTTTGTCGATGGTCGCACTACGTCCTATCGTTCGACCGCCGTAGAGCCACCTCGCGTTGGCGTTTCCGACACGATTGACCCCGAAGACGATGACCGTCAGCTTTTCGAGCAGATTTGCTATTCCATGGGCGACAATGGAAATAATCACGTTGAAGCCCTTGAAAACCTTAAACGCGTGAAGATTATGCGTTTGTCTGAACGTGTTTCCCGTTCAATCGAAAAACTCTGCGTTCAGGTGTTGCTCGACAATGCAGTTCGCGGACAGATGGCGACAAGCGCGACCGATAGCACGCCGATTGACGTTGAAATTAAGTTCTACGATGACAGTGCCGGGAAAGGCAATCCTCAACGATTTTTGCCAAAAATCGCATGGGATAAGGAAGGTGCAACACCTTATCGTGACATCGTTGCTATGTGTGTCGCTCTCAAACAGCATGGCGGGAAACCCCGAGAAGTGCTCATGTCCCCCGAAGCGTGGATTTGCTTACGCAATGACCCCATCCTTGAAAAATACGTTTCGTGGTATCACTCCGAGGGTTCGAGCGTCGGTGGCGGCGAAGACGGCGACGTTGAGCGCGTTGCTCGCGTTATCTTCGACGGTTATGCACTTGACATTATCGTTTACAGCGGACTTTATGAGAACGAAGACGGTGAAGAAGTTCAGTTCTTGCCGCGTGACTTCGTGTGCGTCCTTGCACAGGATTGCGGGAGACTTTTCACCGCAGGCTGTACGATGCTCAACCCACAGGGCATTACCGTCGCTGACCCGTCCGAGACCAAGAGCTTCATTCCGCGTCGTGGCAAGTTCATTTGTTCACAGTACGTTGACTTGAAAGAGCAGGAGCTTTCGCTTCAAGTTCAGAGCAAGCCGCTCCCATGTCCTAAGAAAGACTGGCAGTGGATTACCGCTCTTGTGAACTCGGAAAATCCTGTAAGCGAAGGCACCGTTGGCTATGCAGTCGATGTCGATTTCGCACTTGCCCACGAAGAAGCCGGTGTTGAGCTTCCTGCCAACCTCGTGAATCAAAAGGGCGGTTCGACGTATGCTCTCACCATCCCGACAGCAACGGCTGGCACTAAGGTCGTGAATGTCTATCTCGATGGAAAATTGGTTGCTGAGAAGAAATCGCAAGGTTCGACGGTCAATGTCACGCTGTTGAACGAAGACTGCGTGATCACTCTTGATTACGTCGAAGCTGGCTAAGGACTGAGAGGGTGGTCAAAAATTTGACCACCCACCCTCTATCCTCTCAATATCAAAACCCACGATGGAAAACTTGATTGTCTCCGTCGTGGGTTTTTGTTTTTGAGAGAGGAAGTATGGCAGAGCAAGAATTTAAGCCACCGCGCACATTGCGTGAGAAGCTGATGCGAGAAAGGACTGAGCTTTATCAGACGCGTGAGATTATTCACAAAGCGATTATGGAATTGCTCGGCGGAGCGGCTGTTACCAGTTATACCTTGGCTAATCGTTCAGTCAGTAAAACACGGGCGGATTTGGGCAGTTTGAAAGCGTTTCTGGCAGAGATAGATAATCAAATCGATGAGATAGAGGCTATCCTGTCTGGGCGTCCTCAAAGACAAAGCACGACGAATGTTTATCTCAATCCTCAGAACACTGTTCCGCCGTTTTGGTTCGGTGGATTTAACCGATAAGGGAGCGATGTTATGGTTCGAGCTTATGGTGCCGACCCTTATGTCGGTTATGCCGCGAGTGGCGGCAGTGTTTTCTCGCAGACAATGGCGGGCTTTTTCGCCCATTCCGAAAGCGCGACACAGGACAACCTTACGCGTGCAGAGCTCGCGAGTCGTTCACGCATTCTCGATATGTCGTCGCCTGTCGCACGGGCGGCTATTTCGTGCCTTACGCAGGGCGTTATTGGCTCAGGATTGCGTTATTCACCGCTCCCCGACTCGCAGTATTTCGAGCATTATAGTGAGCTTACGAGCGTTCTGTCGGAGCGTCTGGAGATTGCGTCAAATCTGCATTTGCTTGACAGCACAGGCAGATTGACTTTCGGCGAGTTGCAGACCGCTTTATTTAGAAATTTCTTACTTTCTGGCGATGCGTTTCTTATCCGCAAAAAGATGTTAGGTCAAAGTTCGTGGCGTCTTGTAGAGGAGCGATGTTGCTTTACACCCGACTGGTTGCCGAAAGACAACGACAATCCGCTGATTTCTCGAACCGAAGAAGGGCGATATGTTGTGGACGGTGTGGAACTCTCGAAGTCGCTTCGACCGCTTGCCTATTGGTTTACGTTCAATCCCAACGATTGCGCCACACCTGAGAAGTGGGAGCGCATACCCGCTTACGACCGCAAGGGATTGCCGATTGTTATCCATGTCAGCATGATTGACCGGGGCGACCAATATCGTGGACTGCCCTTGCTCGCACCTTTGATTGAAACGATATGGACGACGCGATGTTATGCACAGGCAGAAGTGCAGGGCGCGTTGATAGAAGCGGCGCATTCGTTCTTTATCACGTCCGACGCAATCAACCCAACGCTTGACCCGTTAGCGGCGATTTCACAGGCGGCACTTGACAAACCTCTTATCCCCGAAGAGGATGAAGAGGGGAAAGAGAATAAGGATGAGGATTATCGGATTGACCCTCTTGGTTTTGGCTCGCTGAGCAATGAGCATTTCGGCGGCGCTCTTAAAGATGCGCATTATGTTTCTCCGGGAA